TGAGATCCGAGTACAGTCTGAGACAGGATCTGCAATGTCTATTACTGTGAGCATGGAATTAGAGCAACGCAGCACTATTCAGAACTATTTATAGGAGAATTAAATGCCACTCGCTAAAGGTAAATCACAGAAGACAATCAGTAAGAACATCTCTAAACTGGCTAAAGAAGGTTATCCTCCTAAGCAGAGAGTAGCAATTGCTTTAAGACAGGCTGGAGTCGCTAAACCCAAGAAGAAAGGAAAGTAATATGCCAATGGTCAAAGACAAGAAGTTTCCCTATACAACTAAGGGTAAGAAGCAAGCTAAGACATACGCTAAGAAGACTGGTGCTAAAGTAGTAGCTAAACCAATGAAAAAGATGGGAGCGATGCGTGGCTACTAAGCCTGGTTTGTATGCCAATATCGCAGCCAAACGTCGTCGTATCAAGGCTGGCTCAGGTGAGAAAATGCGTAAGGTAGGGACTAAGGGTGCTCCTACTGCTAAAGCTTTTAAGGAAGCTGCTAAGACAGCTAAAAAGAAATGATTAAGAAGGGTAAAGAAACCTTTGCTGGGTATAATAAACCTAAGCGTACTCCTGGACATCCTACTAAGTCCCATGCTGTATTGGCTAAGTCTGGAGATACGGAGAAGCTTATTCGTTTTGGTCAACAAGGTGTAAGCGGAGCAGGTTCAAGCCCTAAGACACCAGCAGAGAAGGCTAGGCAGAAGAGCTTCAAAGCTCGCCATGCTGCAAATATCGCTAAAGGTAAGCTTTCTGCTGCGTACTGGGCAGATAAAGTTAAGTGGTAGGTATTGACTTTTAATCAATTTTATGGTATAATATATAACTATGGCATCAATGAACTATATCCAACTCGTCAATGACGTACTTATCAGGCTACGTGAGCCAGAGGCTACCTCAGTTTCTGACACTAATTACGTTAAGCTTATCGCTCGTTATGTCAATGATTCTAAGAGAGTCGTCGAAGATGCTTATAATTGGAATGCTCTGTCTGAGACGCTTATAGCAACCACTACTAATGATATTTTTAACTATGTTTTGACAGGCTCAGGACAAAGATTCAGAGTTATTGATATTATAAATATCACAAGCAAAGCCTTTGTAACAATAAAATCTACAGTAGAGATGGATAATTTATTCCTTTTGTCTGCTCAGAAGGGAACTCCTACATATGCTAACTTCAACGGTACAGATTCAAATGGAGATACGCAGGTAGACTTATACCCTACTCCTAATGGGGCTTACACAATTCACTTTAATATTATTAAACCTCAAGAATCATTAACAGTTAATGCTGATGTATTATATGTTCCACCTGAACCAGTTATCTTAGGAGCACTTGCAAGAGCTCAGGCAGAGCGTGGTGAAGATGGAGGAGTACAAGCAGGGGAGACATATCAGTTAATGAAGCAAAGCTTAGCAGATGCTATAGCACTTGAATCTGGACGATATGTTGAGGAACAAGAATGGATTCCTCTCTAAATGGTTAGTCAACTTCAAACAGCTTCGATAGGAGCTCCTGGATTCTATGGACTTAATCTCCAAGAGTCCAGCATTACACTGTCTTCAGGGTATGCTCTGAAGGCACAGAATTGTGTGATTGATAAGTATGGTCGTATCGGTGCTCGTCGTGGATGGACACCAGTAAACTCCTCAGTTAACACAGACTTAGGTTCTGGTAATCCAGTAGAGTTTATATTTGAAGTAGTTACTGGTGGCGGTACAGATTTACTTAGTGCTGGTAATAACAAATTATTCGTAGGCACAACTACGATGACTACTAAGACAGTACGCAATGCAACTAATAGTGGTGATGCTACATATACAATCACTGCTAATAACTGGCAAGGTGCTGCTTTATCCTACGGTGATGTAAGCGACTTTCAGCCTCATGTGTACTTAGCACAAGCTGCTCATCCTATGTTAGTGTATCATGAGTTACCTACATCTGGCGGTGCTTTTGATGCTCACGATAGTGGTACATTTGGTTATCAGAGAGTTGGAGATGATGCTAAGTTACCTTCTAATCACAGTACTTCTACCTTTATGCCTAGCTGGGTACTGTCCGCTTATGGAAGAATCTGGTGTGGTGGCATAGCAGGAGATACTCAGACTGTCTACTTTAGTGACTTACTAGCTGGTACAGACTTTCAAAATGGTTCTGCTGGTTATTTAAACCTACAAGAAGTATTACCGAATGGTGATCCAGTAGTCGCTGCTGCAGCACATAACGGATATATTATATTCTTTGGTAAGAAGAACACAGCTATCTATGCTAATCCCTTAGACACTGGTGGATTAGTATTAGTAGAAGTGTTGAGTAACATAGGCTGCATAGCTCGTGATTCAGTACAGAGTATTGGTACAGATGTATTGTTCTTATCTGACGCAGGAGTTCGTAGCTTACAGAGAGTAATACAAGAGAAGTCACTACCAATGAGAGACATCTCTAAGAATGTTCGTGATGAGTTAATATCACAGGTAGCTTCTGAGACAGACTTAACTAAGATTAAAAGTATTTATTATGAGCGTGATGCTATCTATCTCTTAACGCTTCCTACTACTAAGTTTGTGTATTGCTTTGACACAAGAGCTTCGTTACAAGACGGAGCAATGAGAGTTACAATATGGGATAGACTAGAACCAAAAGCTTTCTTTGTTACTCAGAATAAAGACTTATATATTGGTAAGCCTGGTTATATTGGTAAATACTTTGGACACTCTGACAACGGATCTGTATATCGTTTACAATACTTTACAAACTATTTTGACTTTGATGCTGCAACAACATTAAAGATTCTAAAGAAGATTGGCTGGGTACTTATCGGAGGAACTAACCAATCACTTGCAGTTAAGTGGGGTTTTGATTACAGCGAAGGCTATCAAGCTACCACGTATACTTTAGATACTGCTGTGGTGTATGAATATAACATAGGTGAATATAATATTGCTGAGTATAGTTCAGGTATTGTTTTAGATCGCTTCTCAATTAATGCTGGTGGTCAAGGAACTGTAATGCAGCTTGGCTTAGAAGCAGATATTAATGGTAATCCTCTGTCAATTCAAAAGATTGATGTAGGAATTAAAAAAGGAAAGACTTTAGTTTAAGGGAAATCTATGTCTAATTATGTAAAAGCAACTAACTTCACAGCTAAGGATAGTCTTCCTTCTGGTAACTCAGGTAAGATTGTTAAGGGTGCTGAGATTGATACGGAGTTCACAGCAATAGCTTCAGCTATTTCATCTAAGGCAGACACCAATAGTCCTGCTTTTACAGGCACTCCTACTACTTCTACGGCTTCTGCTGGAACAAACACAACACAGATAGCTTCTACTGCGTATGTTCAAGGTGAAATAGTATCTGAAAGAACTCAAACAGTAACACTAACTAATAAAACTTTAACAAGTCCTACAATAACTGGAGGAACATTAACTTCAAGTACTGTTAATGGAAGTTTAGTAGGAAGCAATTCTGTAGGAGCTAGGACTGTATCTACATCAAGTCCTACAGGAGGCTCGAATGGCGATATATGGTATAAGGTTTAATAATGACTTTACATATAAAAGACGCAGGTACTTGGAAAACAGTTAATAATGTGTATGTAAAAGATGCTGGTGTCTGGAAAGAAGTAAATGAAATCTATATAAAAGATGCTGGTGTCTGGAAAAACGCTTTTGTAAATGAATTTAATATTATCATTTCTTCTAATCAAACAAATTTAAATCTAAGAAGTTTAGCTCTTTCATCAGGCTGGAATGAGATAAGTAAACTTATAGTAACAATTAATGCTGGTATTTATATCAGCAGCAATACAACAAGTACTCCTGCGTTAACAATAAGTGGAGCTTTTCAAAATGGTCTTACATTAATTAATAACGGCTATATTATTGGGATGGGAGGTGCTGGTAGTCAAGGTGCAGGAGGTGTTTCACCTAGCGGGGAAAACGGACTAAACGGTGGAACAGGTTTATCTGTTTCGTCAGCAACTACTATTAATAATTCTTCTGGTGTTATTGCTGGAGGAGGTGGTGGCGGTGGTGGAGGCGGTTCATTTCAAGAAGGAGATCCAGCGTATGGCTGGGCTGGCGGTGGTGGTGGAGGTGGTCAAAGTGGTCTTACAAATTCTGCTGCTGGTGCAGCAGGTACAGGTACTTATTTTCAAAGGTCTAGAGATTCCGCAGCAGGAACTGCTGGGACTGTAAGTGCAGCAGGTTCAGGCGGTATAGGAGCAGCAGCACCTTTTGGTCAAGCGGCAGGGGCTGGCGGTGCTGGAGGTTCTTGGGGATCAAACGGAGCAACTGGAGGACTGGCTAACCAAAGTTTTCCGACTCAACCCCCAGGCAGTGGTGGTACTGCAGGAGCAGCAGTTTCTGGTAATAGCAACATTACATGGACTGCGTTTGGAACAAGGCTAGGAACTATTAGTTAATGAAGAGCTAATATGAAAATACCTGTAGTTTTGAGAGATGACTACACAATGTTTCTAGAATTATTTGAAGGGATGTTGTGGTTTCATACAGATATAAGAAAGTGGACATCAGAAGTAAAAGTAAAGTATTTAGAAGATTTAAATTTATTACAATATTTAGTAAGTATTCCATTAGTAGCATTAGTAGCTGAAACAGATACAAAGCTTGCAAAGTTTGGAGAAACGACAGGATGGAAGAAAATTGATAAAGCAGTATTTAATAACGTGAAGTATGATATATACTCTAGGAGCAAATAATGGGCGGTTTAGTAAGTAGTGTAGCCAACATATTTACAGGGGCTGATAAGACTCAACAGGCTGGTGCTCAAGCTGCTGAACAGCAACGACAAGCGTCTCGTGAAGGAGCTGCTGCTACAGCATTTAGACCAGTAGGAATGACTACTCGGTTTGGTACATCTCAGTTTACTAGAGAAGTAGACCCAGCTACTGGGATTCCTTATATCTCATCTGCAGGATATACACCTTCGCCTGAGTTACAAGCTATTCAAAACCGTTTGTTCGGTCAACTCAGTCCTTCTCTTAGCTATGCTGAACAAGCTGGAGGAGCTTTACAGCCTTTAGCTCCTGCGACACAAAGACTCTTTCAGTTAGGAGAGGAATACCTAGCTGCTTCTCCTGAAGAAACTGCTCAGCAATATATTCAATCACGTCAGGCTTTGCTCCAACCTCTACGTGAACAATCGCTTGCTGGTCTTCGTAGTCGTGGCTTTGCTACTGGTCGTGGTGGCTTAGGAGTTCAGACTGGTACAGGTCGTGCTCCAGCTAATCCTGAGATGCAAGCATACTATAATGCACTAGCTCGGCAAGATTTAGAATTAGCTGCTGAAGCTGAACAAGCAGGACAACAGCGTGTTGCCTTCGGTACTGGTTTATTTGGAACTGGTGCTAATTTATTAGGAACACAATATGGAACATATGCTCAGGCATTCCAACCATTGTTAAGTACCTTAGGAGCATCAGGTCAAGTAGAACAAATGGGTATGCAACCTTATCAGTTAGGCTTACAATTAGGTCAAGCTGCTCAGCCAGGTGCTACGACTGCTGCTAATCTATACACAGGTGGGCAGATACAAGCTGCACAAACACAATACGGTGCTACTGCTGCAGCAAATGCTGCTAATGCTGGCTTCTGGAGTGGTCTCATTAGTGGCGGTGCTCAGGCATACGGTGCTTCTAGACGACCTGCAACTGCTTAATAAGGAATAATCATGGCAACTACATTCGCTAAAGGTTTATTTGGAGTCGATCCTGCAGAATACTCCATGCAGCAACAAAAGCTGTGGTCTAATCTGTATGCACAAGCTGGTTCTCCTTACGAGAAGATGGGCATTGCTTTAGCACAGATCGGTGGAACTGCTTTTGGATTGACTGAGACACCAGTAGATAAGAAGATAGCTGATATTTCTAAAGTACTGAATGACATTGGCACACAATATCAAGTAGGAACTGCGGAGTATTACAAAGCTGTTGCTGATGCATTACCTGCTCAGTATCCTGATGCCAAGGCTCAAGCACAAGCTGAGTTTATTAAGTTTAAAAAAGCTGAGACAGATACATATGCAAGTGCTATTAAAGCAATCAAAGATAATCCTGAGACAGTAGATACTTTTGCTGATCCTTTGAAGATTAGTATTCTACAGAAAGCTACTCGTAAAGGGTGGAACGAAGAAACAACTCCAGTGCCTACAACTGCTGCAGAGATGGCAGACTTTGCTAAGAAATTTGATTTAACTTCTGATCCTGATTTCCGTCGCTATTCGTCTATGTATAAAGTAGCTGAGAAAGAAAAAACAAAAGAAACACAAGAAGAGAAAAAACGTGGTCTTGATATTGAAAATACTGAAGTAATAATTAAAAAGAATAAAAAAGAATTATTAGAGATTGGTAACGACTTTAAACAAGGTGCTCGTTGGAACGAAGAACGTGAAGCTGCTATTAAACTTCTAACAGCTAACGGAATTGACTGGACTAAGCCTTTAGAACGACGAGACAGAATGAATCCTGAGCTAGTAACTGCTCAAAAATTAGCCTTACGTAATCCTTGGACAGGTGCTGCAGCAAGTACAATTACTCCTGCTAGAGAGATTATTCCTCCTGCTCCTCGTAGAAGCACTACATCACCCGCTGCACCAGCACAATCTGGATGGTCTGCTACAGTAGTTCCCCCTCCTGCTAAGAAATAAGGAACACTCATGCCTTTGTTTAGAGTAACAGCTCCTGATGGTGCTGTAATAGAAGTCAATGCTCCTGAAGGTGCTACCGAAGCACAAGCTATTGCATACGCTCAACAGCAGTATAACCCTTCTGCTAAGCAAGCCCCTGCTGTAGATCCTTTAGTAGCTGAAACAAACAAAGCAGCTATAGATAAGATTTCTCAGGCTATCCCTGAACCAGTTAAAGAAATAGCTAGTAAGATTAGCAATGTTGTAAAGGCTGGTTATAATGCTTTACCTGAGGATGTACAAAAAGCTGGTAAATCTACTGGTAACTTCTTACTAGATTCGATTGAGATTCTTAGTCGTCCCTTCCAAGCTACCTCTACGTATTTAAAAGCCATTGGACAAACTCCTGAGTTTAAGAGTGGTGCTCCGATATGGGAGATTCTTTCTAATAAAAACTTAGCAGATGCTCAGAAGGCTGGTATTCGTGGTCTCACAGGTGAAGAAAAAGCTACGTTCCAAGAAGCATTACCTGACGACTTTCGTAGAAACAACCCTGTTAAGTCTATGTTACTAGGCTTTATGGGCGATGTTATTATTGATCCTTTGAAAACAGGAACAGTCAAGCCATTCTTTGATACAGCTAAGACTGCTGCTAAGACAATAGATAATTCTGTTGGTATTACTTCTCGCTTAGCAGATAATGAATTGTTCAGAGCGTTTAATATTAACACAGGTGACGTAGACAAAGCTCAGAAGCTATTCAACGATTATCGTTATGTTAGGGATAAGGCTAGAATCGAAGGTGTTCAGAACGCTAAGGCTGTAGAGAATCAGATTAAAGCATTATCTAAGCAGACTAATATTCCAGTTAACGAATTAAAAGCTAAGATAGTACAAGACATTGAAACTGGTAACATTAGTGATGATGTTATTGGAATAATGGAGCAGAAAATTGTAGCTCGTAATCGTGAAATACTAGAACAACAGAAGGCTGCTGGTATTGATATTGGTGACTTAGGCGAGACTTATATGCCTCACATCTTAACTAAAGAAGCAGATGATATTCTGAATAGCAAGGGAGCTAAGAACTTCTTTGGTATTCGTCCTTCTGCTAAGACACCTCAAGGACTAGCTCGTGATATTGATGGCACAGTAGCTGAGATTAACGCTAAGAACATCTATGGAACTAATAAGTTTTTCCAAGATGATCCTTCTATTCTTGCTGGTGTGTCTGAGTTTAACGCAGCTAACGCTATCGCTGGTCGTGGATTCTTAAACAAGGCTGCGGAGTTAGGAGTTCGTGCTGATGCAGCTCCTGCGAATTACGTTACAGTCCCTGAGATTCCAGGTGTGAAGTTTGCCCCTGAAGTAGCACAGCGTCTTAATAGATCGTATCAAACTCTTACAAATAATGAAGAGATTAGTAAGTTCTTAAGGGTATATGACGGTGCTCAGAACTGGTGGAAGATGTGGTCGCTAGGTGCTCGTCCTGCATACCATGCTAAGAATACTGTTGGTAACTTATGGAATAACTACCTTGCTGGTGTTACTACTCCTAAGCCATATGCTGATGCTGCAGCTTTCCAAGTAAAGCTTGCTAAGAACAATATGAATGGTTCTATTGCTGGATATAAAACAGATGAACTCTATGAAGCAATGGCTACTCGTGGTATATTTGGTGAAGGACAGTACTCAGGAGATATTGCTAGGACTGTAGAAGACGTATTAAAAGGAGGTTCTTATAATCCTTTTACATTATCTACTAAGAATCCAATCCTTCGTGGTGGTTTTAAAGTAGGTCAGGCTATTGAAGACAATGCTCGTATTGCTTTGTTCATTGACTCCTTAAATAAAGGAAAGAACTTTGATGAGGCTGCTTCGCAAGTGCGTAAGTACCTCTTTGATTACGGTGATCTAAGCCCATTTGAGCGTAGCACTCTTAAGCGTCTCATGCCTTTCTATACATGGTCACGTAAGAACTTACCTTTGCAATTAGAAGCTCTTGTACGTCATCCAGATAAGGTGAATAAGCTTAACTTAGCTAGAGAAAATATTCAGTTTGAAACTGATGTGCCTGATATCGAAGATGTTCCTGATTATATCAGATCAGCGATGCCTATCTACGGTGCTGAGAAGTTCTTAGGAGAACCTGCTGTACCTGGAACTGCTAAGGCAATTACACTACAGAACTTAATTCCATTCTCTGATCTAACTACATTTACTAAGTTCTTAGACACAGAGACAGCACCTTCTACAATAGAAAGAGGTAAACTATCTAGTACAATCTCTACTGCATTAGGAGGAATTTCTCCGTTATTAAAAGCACCTTTAGAATTCTTCTCTAACTACGACTACTTCCGTCGTAAGAATATACAGGAGTATCCTGGGCAAACAGCAGATGTGATGGGTATTGAAGTACCTGTGCATGTAGCTAAGTTACTATCAAATATTGTAATGCTTAACGAGATTGATAGGGCTAATCCAGGAGGTGTCTTTGGTACACGCTCAGTAGATCCAATCACTAAAGAAGTTACCACAACTCCTGGGATCTTGGGTTTTACTCCTCGTGAAACTCGTATTGATTTACCTGAGGAACAACGTGAAGCACAATACTTAACTGGTGTTCGTATTTATGATATTGTCTTTGAAGATGTGGCTGAAAGAACTGAAAAGAAAATACGTAGTGATCTAAAATTCTTAGAAGCTAAGATGAAAAAAGCTGATGAAGAAGAGAAAGACCGTGAATTTTATAGGGCTGAGGAAGCTTTAGAAAAATATCTAGATGAACTAGATCGTATTGATGAAGCACGTAAGCGTCGGCAGGACAGAGAAAAATGAATCATGTCAGATCAATTTGGATTTATCGAAGGAGCAAAGTCTGTAACAAGTAGTATGGATGCTAGTCGTGAGGCTAGTAAGTCCATTACTAAAAGCATTACCGATGTACAGAAGGACGCTGCAGCAGTAGCACAGCAGAAAGATTTAGAGCGTAAGAGGCAGATACGAGAAGCTCAGGTCTTTAAAGAGCAGTACTTCAAGAGAGCAATGATGGAATGGCAACGTCAAGAAACCATCCGTATCGAAGAAGCTAAAGTCAAAGCTGATTTCATTAGAAAGCATGGAGCTAAACGCTGGAATGAAATCGAATCCATTAAACAAAAGATAGAGAAACAAGACAATGAACTTACTAGAGAGTTTAAACAAGATTTGGCAAAGGTTCGTAGAGCAATGTTCATGTGCTATGCAGTGGCTGCGGTCATTGCTTGGTATCTAACTTGGGGAGTTAAATAATAATGTTACCATTAATGGCACTATTCGATGTTGGGATGAAAGTCCTAGATAAATTCATTCCTGATCCAGAAGCTAAGGCAAAGGCTCAGAAAGAACTACTACAGATGCAGCAGGAAGGAAAGCTTGCTGAGTTACAAGCTGATAACATTGAGGCACAAGAGCTCACTAAGCGACACGAAGCAGACATGGCTTCTGATTCTTGGCTGTCTAAGAATATAAGACCTATGACGCTAGTGTTTATTCTCTTGGTCTATTCAGCATTCGCTACGATGTCAGCATGGGATATAGAAGTAAACAACAACTATGTTGAACTGCTAGGTCAATGGGGTATGTTGATTATGTCCTTCTACTTTGGAGGTCGTACCTTAGAGAAAATCATGGACATGAAGAAGGATAAGAAAGATGAACCTAAGCCCTAACTTTACCTTAGAAGAACTAACTCACTCAGAAGTAGCTGAGCGTAAAAACTTAGACAATACCCCTAATGCCAGTGAGGTTGCTAACTTAACTCGCTTAGCAGCTTTGCTTGAGCAGGTTAGAACTCTATTAGGTAAGCCAATAATGATTAACTCAGGCTTTAGATCTAAACCAGTCAACGACTCTGTCGGTAGCAAGGACACTAGCCAGCATAGGCTAGGTTGTGCTGCTGATATCAGAGTCCCAGGAATGACCCCT